AGACCATTTGCACCTATGGTATTACAAGATGTGCAAGATAAATATTTTGAAACTGAAGGAGATGTTCCATATATGAATCAGGTGGTTAAAGTCAGAACTGAATATCAGGAAAAGTTAGGAGCAGTAACTCATGTGGATGGAACTGCTCGAATTCAAACTATATTTACCACTTCAAACAACCGAATATACAGGTTATTGAGGAAATATGAGAAATTGAGTGGATATCCAATTTTATTAAACACATCATTCAATGTAAAGGATAAAACTATGGTTTTAACGCCGGAAGATGCCTTACAAACCTTCTATGATACGGAAATGGATGTGTTGGTATTGGGTAATTATATTGTTTACAAATAAATTAAATATTTATACATACAAATAAGATATTATGGCTCAAACAAATTGGACAATCAGACAATTGGAAAGACACATTGTAAACGGTATCGTTACAAAAGTGTATTGGAAGTGTGAGGTTGTGGATGGTATGTTTACCGCCGCAGCTCAAGATGTTGTAACTATTTGTGATGATTTAAGCACAGTTGATACCAATGCGCCTGAGTTTACACAATTTTCAAACCTAACTGCACCTCAATTGGTTGAGTGGGTTACGAATAAATTAGGAACTGAAGAAGTATCTGGTATAGTAAGTGGATTAACTTATAACATAGATATTCAAAAGGATTACGCTACTAACTTTGTATATGGATTACCTTGGGAAGTAGCCCCAACTGAAGAAGAAACAACCGAATAAGAAGAATATAATACATTAGATAATAGTAATAGATTCCTAATACGATATTTTAAAAAAAAATTGTGTTTTGGGGATTTCCCTTATATTTATATGTGTATTTTGTTTGGAAGTACACGGAATTAAAATATAATAACAAATATATAAATAACAATGGCAGAAAGAATCGTATCACCTGGTGTTTTTACAAGAGAAAATGACCTATCCTTCTTAGCGCAAGGAGTTGGTGAAATTGGAGCAGCATTTATTGGACCTTTTAAGCAAGGACCGGCATTTATTCCAACAATCGTAAGAACCCAATCAGAATTCGAAGATATCTTCGGAACACCCGATGGAACATATTACACAGAATATGCAGTTCAAAACTATTTAAGAGAAGCTGGAACGGCTACCATCGTAAGAGTTGGTGGTATCGGTGGTTATCAACAACCACAACCTTTCGCTTTAAGAATTACAGGTTCTGCTGATGGTGATAACTCCGATGGTAGAATATTCGCAGTATTATTCGCTACAGGTTCTAACAATCAACCTACAGGATTCACAGGATCTATTTCAGCAAGTCAATTATCTGATAGTTCATCTTTTGTAATAAACAATGCGGGTATAATGGGAAGCTCTTATACACTAAATTTATTACCTTCATCAACTAATGATGTTAGTGATGTATTTGGTGAATCACCATTTGGAACTAAAGCACCATATACTTATGTATATTTTGAAAATTATGCAGCAACATTAAGTGGTGCTGATTATGGTATCCAAAGAGTTACTATCCCAACACAAGATTTCAGACAAGATATTACATACGCTTCAACTCCTTGGGTTCAATCTCAAACGGGAAGCGCACAAGACCCATCAAGCGATTTATTCCGTTTCCACACAATTGGTGATGGGACAATCTATAACACAAAATACAAAATTGGTATTTCTGGAGTTAAAGCAGCTGGTGAAGATGGTTCAACTGATTATTCTGTATTTAGTGTAACTGTAAGAGCATTTTCTGACACTGATAGAAGAAAAGTAGTATTAGAAACATTTAACAATGTAAACTTAGACCCCGCTTCTCCTAACTTTATAGCTAGAGTAATTGGTGATAGAAATGTAACTATTGATTCTGATGGTAAAATTACTGAAAATGGTGATTACTCAAACAAATCAAAATATATTAGAGTTGAAGTAAAAGAGCAAGGTACATATCCAATATCAGCAATGCCATTTGGACACTCTGCATATTATTCACCAATTGATGATGGACAAAACGGAAATTTATTACCAGGTGTTCAATATTCAACCGGTTCAAAAGATAATACAACATCTTCAACCATTAGATTTAGTGGATTGGATATCGAATCAGCAGCATATAAAATAGATATGACTCAGTTCTTAAAACCAATACCTACTGGTATAACTGGAAGAACTTCAAATAACTTCTCATTCCACAATTCTCCATTTAATTATGTTCCAACGGGCTCAGCAGCTATTGATATGGCTAAGAGACAAATTATATTATGTTTCCAAGAAGGTTTTGATGGATTAAATCCAATTATTAAGCCAGCATTGGGAACATCTATTTCAGCAGCTAACGTACAAGGACTTGATTGTTCAACTTCAATAGCAAGTGGTTCGGTAGCATACGCTAAAGCAATCGCAGCAGTATCTAACCCTGATGAATATGATATTAATATGGTGGTAACTCCAGGTATCATTAGAAGATTACACTCTAATGTAACTGATAGAGTAATCGACATGGTAGAAAATAGACAAGATGCATTCTACATCGCTGATTTCAACGGAGCAGGTGATACAATCACACAAGCAACCGATGAAGCATCTTTAGTAGATTCAAACTATGTTGGAACTTACTATCCTTGGGTTAAAACAATTGATGGTAACACAAACAAATTAACTTCAGTTCCTCCATCAACTTTATTACCAGCAGTATTTGCAGCTAACGATAGATTGGCAGCAGAATGGTTCGCACCAGCCGGTTTAAATAGAGGTGGCATTACGGGAGCAGTTAGTGTATTGAATAGATTAACACATTCTGAAAGAGATACTTTATACGAAGCAAAAGTAAACCCAATCGCTGTATTCCCTGGACAAGGTATTGTAGCATACGGACAAAAAACTTTACAAGATAGAGCATCGGCATTGGATAGAATCAATGTAAGAAGATTACTTATCACTGTTAAGAAGTTTGTGGCATCTACATCTCGTTTCTTAGTATTCGAACAAAATACTTCAGAGACTAGAACTAGATTCTTAAACACTGTTAATCCTTATTTTGAAGCAATTCAACAAAGACAAGGACTTTACGCATTTAATGTGGTAATGGATGAAAGTAATAACACACCTGATGTTATCGATAGAAACATTATGGCTGGACAGATTTTCTTACAACCAACAAAGACAGCTGAATTTATAGTTATTGATTTCAACATCTTACCAACTGGAGCAACATTCAGCGCATAAGATAACGAAAAAATAATTAGTGTATATTTATTATTAATAAAACAGATAAAGAAATAAAATGGCAGAAGTATTAGAGTTTGATAAGATGTTCTATACGAACTTCGAACCGAAGATGAAGAATAGATACGTTATGGAAATTGACGGTATCCCTTCTTACTTAGTAAAATCAGCAGCTAGACCTTCAATAACTTTTGAAACAATTGTGTTAGACCACATCAACATCAAAAGAAAATTACAAGGTAAAGGTGATTGGCAAGATATAACAATTACATTGTATGACCCGATTGTTCCATCAGGAGCACAATCAGTAATGGAGTGGGTTCGTTTAGGACACGAATCTATTACTGGTAGAAGAGGATACGCTGACTTCTATAAGAAAGATATCACTTTCTATATGTTAGGGCCTGTTGGAGATAAAATCGAACAATGGACAATCAAAGGAGCATTTATTAACTCTGCAAATTTTGGTGACCTTTCATTTGATTCTAACGAACCTGCAACTGTTGAATTAACTTTATCTTACGATTACGCAATTTTAGAGTTCTAAAAATATTCCTTACGGATGCTACCGAAGGACAACCCTCATCAGAAATGGTGGGGGTTTTTTTATTTCTAATTTTTTTAAAAACATATATTTATATATAAACAAATACATACAAGTTATGACAGAACAAACATACGATTTTCCAACCGAAGTGTTGGATTTGCCATCAAAAGGATTGGTTTATCCAAAAGATCATCCATTGGCATCCGGTAGAATTACAATAAAGTATATGACTGCAAAAGAGGAAGATATCCTATCCAGCCAAAACCTTATCAAAAAAGGTATTGTATTGGATAAGTTGTTTGAATCTATCATTGTGGATAAAATCGATGCTAAAGATATTGTAATTGGTGACAAGAACGCTATTATTTTGGCAACAAGATTGTTAGGATATGGACCTGAGTATTCAATGAAATTTTATTCAAGTGTAACAGGTGATACAATTCAAACTGTAGTTGATTTATCAAAAGTTCAAACAAAAGAAGTAGATTTTTCTTTATTTAAAAACAAAAATGAGTTTGAATTCACTACTCCATTGGGAAAAAATAAATTAACTTTTAAGTTATTGACACATGGTGATGAATTGGCAGTAGAAAAAGATATCCAAGCTCTTGAAAAATTAAATAAGGATGGTTCTTTTGAAATTACTACTAGATTGAGATATATGATTAAATCAATAGATGGTAATTCTGATATATCTACAATTAATAAGTATATTAATGGAATGTTAGCTAGAGATAGTAAAGCACTAAGAGAATATGTAAAGAGTATGTCTCCTGATATGGATATGACTTTTGAATATACTCATAGTACGGGGGAGAAGGAGGCTCTACCCATAACAATGGGTGTAAACTTTTTTTGGCCTACCGAGTAATCACACAATAAATGTTCACACTCAAATATTTGAGATGTGCAACTATGGGAATGGGTTTACTGTTATGGATTTATACCATATGCCGGTTCATTTAAGGAACTTTTACTATAGAAAATTAGTAGAAGCTAAAGAAAAGGAAAACGAACAAATAAAGAAAAACAATTCACCATCAAATTCATCTAAAGTTAGGATTAAACGATAATCCTAACTTTTTTTTTAACCTATATTTATACTATATTAATAGAAACATTTATTATGAAAAAAACTAAAAAATTAGAACAAAAATCATACATTAAGGAGTTTTTTGGTCTATTTGGGAAGAAAAAATCGGAAAGAAAGAAGGATATAAATGATTTAATCGATAATGATCCTATTCTTAAGAAATTAGATGCTGAAATCAATGATATAAACTCAAAAGCCGAAGATAGATTGGAAAAAATAGCAACATCAGACCAAATGGCTATATTGAGAAAATATGGTGTTATTAAATAAAAATAATTAATGGCTGATACTAAAGGTGCAAATTTAAAAGAAGCTCTAGCAGCTGAAAAGGAAATTCTTAGTTTAGAAACTAAGATAACTGAACTTGCCGAGAAAAAAGGTAAAAGAGCAGAAAAACAATTAGCCACTGCTCAAAAAGATCTTGCCGTAAAAAAAGCAGTTCTTACTAATAGTAAAGCATACTCCGAATATCAAAAAAAGATAAATAAAGATACCGAAGCATTTGGTAAATCTTGGAGTAAATTAAGTGGTGCAGTTCAAAAAAACTTAGGTGGAACTAATAGAAATGCAACAGTATATTCATCTATAAGCACTAAAATAATAGCCTTAGAAGCAAAACAAGCCGGATTGACTGGTGATGAATTGGAAGCTAATTTGCAAATGGTTTCACGATTAAGAGAACAAAACGATAGTATGTTACAACAGGCCAAAACTACAGCAACCGCTGAAGCTAAGGCTAGGGGTATGAATGATATTGCAATAAAAAGAAAAGAAATAGAAGAAGAAATCACTAAAGCTAAAGAAGAGGGTAATGATGAGTTAAGAGAAGCTTTAGAATTAGAAAAGGAAGCATTAGAACTAAAGGATAAGTTAGAAAAGCAAGAAAATAGACTTACTGAAATAAAAAGTCAACAAGATGATTTAATTAATCAACTACCAGATGGTCTTAAATCATCAATTGGATTTGCAAAAGGTTTAGGTAATGCCATTAAAGCTGGTATGGGACCTTTGTTTTTAATTGGTGGCGTTTTAGCTCTAGCTATCTCATCTTTTAAAGAATTGGATGAATCCGCAAAAAAATTCAGAGAAACAACTGGACTTACAAATTCACAAATGGAAAGTATCCGTTCCGATGCAAATCAGATTACGGGTGAATTTGGTAATTTAGGAGTAAATGCTGAAAAGGTATTTGATACAGTGGCCGCTTTAAAATCCGAATTTGGTGATACAGTCAAATTTTCAAAAGAAACAACCGCAGCACTAACTGTATTAAATGCAAATTTTGGTGTATCAGCCGATACAGCAGCTAAAGTTCAATCTCAATTTGAAGCAATAGGGGGTGTATCTTCTGAAACGGCAGCAAGTCTCCAAATGCAAGTTGCAAATATGGCAAATCTTGCCGGAGTTGCTCCTGCTAAGGTACTTGCAGATATTGCAGAAAACGCAGAAGCAACATCTACATTCTTTAAAGGTGATTTGAATGCATTAACTAAAAATGCAATTCAAGCCCGTAGAATGGGAACTTCTCTTAAGGAGCAAGTAGCTTTAGCAGAGAAACTTTTAGATTTTGAGAGTGGTATTGAAGAAGAATTAGTAGCAGCAACATTTGTAGGTGGGCAATTCAACTTAGGTAGAGCTAGAGCATTGGCAATGGAAGGAAAACTTGCTGAAGCAAATGAAGAAACTCTAAAACAAATTCAAAGAAGTGGTGATTTCCGAAAGCAAGATTACTTTACACAACAACAATTAGCCAAAGCAGCTGGTATGAGTGTGGAGGAAATTAATAAACAATTAAATGCACAAGAAAAATTAAATAGTTTAACAACAGAACAAAAGAAAGCGGCAGAAGATGCAATTAGTAAAGGATTGGATATTACAAATATAAACGCAGACCAATTAGCACAAGAAACTGAAAAGTTTGCTAAGCAACAAGAACAACAAGCTCAATTGGAAAAATTAAATAATGCTTTTATGGGTATGGCAGCTACAATTGGTTCTGTATTAATACCATTGATTGATGGTATAGCTTTAGTATTAACACCAATATCTTTACTTGTAGAAGGTATTCAATGGTTTTTTGGTGGCATAGGAGAGAAAATATCAGCTATGATAGGACCTTTAAATATGGTTGGTAAAATTATTAAAGGGCTTGCTGGATTAGCAATTATATTTGCGGCTTACAAAGCATACGCTTCGTTTGCAATTGTTCCTGTAGTTGGGGCAATTAAAGGAGCTATAGCGGCAGCAGCAATTTTAGCAAGTGGATTTAGTTTACTATCTAAAATTGGTGACTTGAATTCCCCCGCTGATGGTAAAACGCAAGTATCAACCAAAGAAGGTGGATTATTTGAATTATCACCAAATGATGATTTAGTTGCCGCACCTGGTGCAGCCGCTGCGTTAGCGCAAGCTGGAAATGCGGATGTTGGAACAACTACATTGGCCGATGGTAAATCATCTCCCAATTTAGCAGTATTATCGGCACCACTTAATGCAATGATTAATGAAATAAAAGCTCTAAGAGCGGACTTAAATAGTGGAAAAATAGCAGTTTATATGGATACTGCAAAAGTTACGGCAAATATTTCAACAAATGTTGACCAAGGAACAAGAAATTCATATAATTTAGGTTCAGCTTAAATAAATTAAAAGATGCCATCAATAATAGAACTTTTTGAATCAAAAAAATTAAATAGTGGGCAGACTGCAAAAGAGCAGTATGATATACAAAATTTAAAACCCATTCCGATTAAAACTAATTCGGGTGCAATTGATGTATTGGCTACTCCAATTAATATATTAAGGAGAAACGTTGGTTCACGACTAAGAGAAACTAGACTTGAACAAGAAGTATTAGGAATACGAGGAATTAGAGCATTTTCATCGCCTGTATTATATGGAACGGCAATAGCTAAATTAAAATTAAAGCAATCATCATCGGTAGTAACGATGAAAAACGCAGCAAGCACTTTAATTAGCACTGATGGACAGTTAAGTAGTTTAGTTAATAAATTGGTTGATAAGGCTAAAGAAGTTGGTAAGAGTGTGTTATCAAAATTAGGAATTCAATTGCCAGAAGCTCAATTACCAACAAGAGTTGCTGGTAAAATTAAAGCACAACTTTTACTAAGTGGAGGACCTATTTCTCCCCAAAAATTAAAACAAATACAACAGGCTTCTCAAGGTAATGGTGCTGGTAGAATATTAGCATCAATTGGACAGGGAGCTACGGGTGAGCAAATAAAAAACCAAGTATTAGGGGCGGGTATAAATGCAGCCAAAAAGGCAGCAACCAAAGCGTTATTTGGAGCAGTTGATAGGGTGGCTAAAAGTTTTAAATCAGTAGAACCAAGCGCAACTGTATCTATAAGAAAATCCGACACTACTTACACAAGTAAAAGAAAGTATAGTAAGATTTTAAAAATAAGAAGTAGAGAGGATGGTGCAATTGATGATTTTGGTAATTATACATCATTAAAAGGTTTGCAAGATTATATTAATAAACCAATAAGTATTGGTGGTGGACTTTTGGGAATGTTAGCGGGACTTACTCAGCCTGAAGGATTGTTTTTAATGAATAGATCCGTATCGGATGCTACAAATTACGCAGACCCTACATCAAAACTTTCTTTTCCTGAATTTCCTGAATTTAGTTTGGCTTCTATAACTCAAAATATACCAAACAAAAAAGATTTTACAAAAGTATATTCAAAAAGTGATGCAGTAAAAGGATTTTTAATTGATAGTGAAAATAAACCAAAATTTAAAGGTAAAAAAGATTTAGTAAACCTCTCAAAACCTTGGTATAGTGAAGCGGGTGAGCCTGAACCATTTGCTGATGGAACTTTGCTTGATGATTATGATTTTATCCCATTACGATTTTATTCGTTAAATAAAAAAACAGGCGTATCATTTAAAGCAACTATAAGTGGATTAAACGAAAGTATATCACCATCATGGGATAGTAATAGATTTTTGGGAAATCCATATAATTTTTATACATATAATTCGGTAGAAAGAAGTGTATCTTTTAATTTTAAAGTTTATTCATTAAACCAATCAGAGCATATATCGTGTTGGCAAAAATTAAATTTTTTAGCAGGATTAGCATACCCACAAACATCAGTAGCTCAAGTTTATACAATACCTCCTTTTATTAAATTTACATTGGGTGATATGTATAGAAATAAAGAGTGTTTTATTGAAACCCTATCATTTGAAGTGGATGATAATACACCATGGGAAATTGGTTTGAATCCATCGCCCGCTGGAAGGGATAATCAAAGAATTGGGGCTATAGCTAAAAACGGACTTGCAAAAGATTATAAATTACCAACTATAGTAAACGTAAACGTTAATATTAAATTTATTGAAACACAAGGGTCTGTAGTAGGTAAGAGATTATATGCTTATGATAGAAATAATCCAAATGGTTCTAATGAAAGCGATTATGGATTTTTACCAGATGGTGCGGCTATAAAATCCGAACCAACTGCTAAACAAAAAAATAGCTATTTTGAAGATTTTTCAAATTTATAAATAAATGGATAGCAGATACCAAACAACTCAGACTAAAAAAACTTTTGATGGTAAATTAGTATATAGACCAAAAATATATCCAAATATACCATTAAGGGATGATGATATATATGTAGCTACCGAAACTGGAGATAGATTTGATACTCTGGCATTTGATTTTTATGGAGATTCAAAATTATGGTGGATAATTGCATCTGCTAATAATATACATAATGCAGTATTCGGATTTGAGGATGGAACTATATTAAGAATACCTCAAAATTATATTCAAATATTTAATTCATTTACACAAGAATAAGTTATATGTGGCCAAATTTAACAAACATACAACCAAACATCGCCAATAAAATAAAAAGTTATGGTGATAGTATGGAGGCATCTAAATTAAACGCTTGGATTCGAGTTTTTTCCGGAGCTAAAGTTGGAAATAGTAATGGTTTGATTATGCAATCAAATGTAAATCGTAAATTGTTTAGAGCAGTCGGAGAAACATCAGCTACAATATATGGCGATTTACAATCATCAGGTGTATTGGGTGTTGATTGGGGAAATAGAGCTGTAGAAACCGGCATTGGTAGAATATCAAGACCATCGCCCGTAATTACAGGATTTAATGTCAAAGAAGGTAAAGATCAAATATCAAGACAGGCAACTTTGGAAATAAAAGCATTTTCATTGGAGCAGATGGAAAAAATTCAATCTTTTTTTTTGGAACCTGGATATTCATTATATATTGAGTGGGGTTGGAATACTCGTTCTGGCATAAGCGGATTCACACCAGCAACAGGTAGTGCTGAAGCAATAGTAAAAACTATTGCTGATAAAAGTTTAAGTTGGACTAATTTATCAAAGACTAGAACTAACAGTTCTGGTGAGTTTGATTGTTTTTTAGGATTTATTGTAGGTGGAAATGTGTCTGGTGATTCTGAAAATTTTAATGTAAGTGTAAACTTAAGAGGAGCACCATCGTTACCAACATATATGCAATCGTATCAAGGAACTTCTAGAATCGATGCGGATGGTAAAATAGCAGAAAGTAGAAGAGTATTCCAATTATTTGGAAATACTGAATCCGAGTCGGAAACGTCTACCTTACGAAGATTTGGAAAAATGTTTAATGATTTACCCACATTTAGACAAACAACAGATGTTGAGAGTTTAAAAAGTGAAGCAGCAAAAAATCAATTTATAAACTTTGATGAGGTTATAAAAAAGCAAGTGGCACTTGCCGTTAGTTCTGAGTGGTATAAAACAGATGCAATTGAGGTTACAGTAACTGCATCGGATGGCAAAGCTAAAGAAGAAGTTCCTATTGCTAAAGAGGATTTATTTTCTGACAAACGTTATATCAGAATGGATTTAGCAGTAAAAATTTTAAACAAAATTGGAGCAATTGATAGATATACAATTGGAGATAAAGAAGTTACATTTCAAATAGATATAGATAATACGGTAATTGGATCATTTCCATATCAATATTCAGCAAAGGCTGATAAATTAATCATTCCCGGTCAACTACCTGATTTTTTTCAATACTATTTACAAAGTAGCCAAATAAAACAATTAGAAGGTGGTATATTAGAGGTAGATGGTAATCCAAAAGCACCTAGAGGTGCAAAAGATGGTTTGGAGTATTTTAGAAGAACAGGTGATTTGATTCCACCTACAGGAGAAGATGGTAAGCCCAAAGACGGTTATTTTAAAGAAAAAGAAGGTTATTATGGATATCTAAAATATCTTTTTGTAAATTTTGATATGTTCAAAGAAAAAATTGAACAAAAAAATAAAAATGTAAGAGAAATATTTTTAGATATTTTAAATGAAATGTCATCTGCTGTAAATTCTTTTTGGAATTTTCAAATAGTAGAAGGTCAATTTAAAGAAAATACTGATATTAGACCGGGCGTATTTGGAACTCAATATAATACGCCAAAGAAAGATGGTGATATCATACTAACGGTAATTGATGAAAATTTTATCGGACAAAATCCAAGTCAGGAAGAAGCTGTATATTTTGAACATGTTGGGGTAGGTAGCGTATTTTTAGATGCAAATATAGATATATCTATACCGGCTGAAATGACAAATCAAATCGTAATGACTAGAATAGGCGGTTCGGCAAATCCGGATGAGGCGCTAACATCTACTAGTAAGAAAAGTTTTTTTGAAACCACTGGAGATTTATTTACAAGTGCAGTATCAACAACGGCTACGGCAGCAAGTAATGAAGTAACTAGTTCAGCAGAAACACAAGCATTGCAAGCATCTACAGGATTTGCATCTAAGCAAGAAGAATATGATTTATATGTTAAAGCAGCTGCTGATTTAAGAGCCCAAAGAGAAAAATTGAGTTCTAATAAAATTACAACTCAAGCAGAAGCAGATGATTTTAACAACCTTACAAAAGCTGCCAATAAATTTGATCAAGAAGCTAACAGGGTAAAAAGAGAATTGGATGCTGAAGCAAAGGAAAAAGTAAAACAAGAATTGGAAGCAAAATCTTCAACTCTTACTGCATTTTTGAAAAAATTAACTGTAGTTCCAATTTCCTCTTTAGAAACATTGGATATAAAAGAAAACGATTTAAACGATGAATCTGAATTACAAATAGATAAATTAAAAGCAAAGTTTAACATTTACACATTTGATGATACTGAATATTTAGATTTACTAAAACGAGCAGCATTTGGTAACAAAACAGGTACCGGAAATCTATCACATCCACTTCCAATAAAATATTCTTTTAAAATTTTGGGAAATAGTGGTATTCGTAGAGGTGATACCTTTAACATACGTGGAATACCTAGTAAATATGCTAAGCATGGGTTATTTCAAGTTACACAAATAGAACATTCTTTGGATGGTAATCAATGGTTCACAAATATCACGGGAGATTATAGACAAATTCAATAATATGGTTAGTATATTTAAATATAATAGGTTAACTAAAGAATCAAACCAATCAATTAAATCACTTAAAAGTGGTATTAAAACTAACGTACCTACACCTGATGATAACGATTACAAAAAAGGATATATAACACGATATTTTGTCCAAAGCGCAAATGATACATCATCATATGTATATGAAGTTGATAAGCAAGAGTATAGTAATTTATTATCAAATCCATTTTATATAAATGTAAAATTAAATTGGAGATTAAACGGAAGCGTTGAACAAATTAGAGATTCAAATTCCAAATCCGTAATGTTGGCATCCAATACTATAAAATCCGTATCATTATATCTCCCAAATAAATTACAATTTTACAAAAGATAAATTTGTAATTATCGGTATTTTTTCGTATATTTATTGTTCTAAATTTTTACATATATTTATTTAAAATTAAACAATAAAGTATATGGCAAAAGCAAAATCTGCGGGTAACTCACAAAAGGTTTCATTTGGTAAGAAAACAACCGGTAAGGCTAAAAAAGGTTACGGTCCAAAAGAACAAAAACCTAAAAGATATCGCGGGCAGGGTAGATAAATAGTTGAAAATTCTTTTTGAAAATTCAAATATTTTTCGTATCTTTGTGTAACGATGAATATAATTGAAAATAGTTACGAATTATCCGACTTAATCCAATCCATAGATGGGAAGGTATCCTATTGGTTTCCAATGTGGGTGGATAATGAGAAGCATCCCTTAAACACCACCATTTCGTTTATATTCATTCATTGTGAGGGAAGGGATTACATACTACCCAAACAACACACAGACGCTCTAACGCTCTCTAATGAGCAAATAGAATCCGTTATCAATACCAACGGAGATAAGTGGGTATTCCAAAAGAAAAAGCTATTACAATCAATTACAAATATACATCAACCTTTGTTGGATGTAGATACTTCGTATTTCCTAAAGACATCCGAAACTATAGATTATAGAACTCCATTTCAATCTTATTTGGCAAAATGGAATCACAAAGGATATTACGATAATCTAACACAATCACTACCAATCTTAAAGTTGGGAGAGATAATACAATCATTCATTCCACAATTCATTTCTTTAGATACAACCAATTACAACTTTAATTGGTATAATAATACATACATTCCCATCCTTTCAGAATTAGAGGAATTCGGCATCCGTGTCGATAGGGAAAAATTTTCAGATAGATGGCCAAGCTCTCCCAAGCACCTAACTCCATCGGATAGAATCTACACCGAATACAATCCGTTTACAATCACAGGTAGGCCATCTAACAGACATGGAGGAATCAACTTTTCAGCCCTAAACAAATCTGATGGTAGTAGGGCTTCCTTCATTTCCGATGGAGTTTTTTTACAAATGGATTACGATTCGTATCATCCTCGTCTTATTGGTAAGTTAGTGAACTTCCAACTTCCCAAAACATCCGTTCACCAATGGTTAGCCCAACAATATGGATGTGATGTGAATGAAGGTAAGGGAATTACATTTCGTTTACTATATGGAGGTATCGATGAGGAGTTCCGTCAAATCCCATACTTTGATAAGGTAGCTGATTACATTGATACCTTATGGGAAAGAACACAAAGAGATGGATACCTATCTACCCGATACCGAAGAATTCCTTTGAGTTGGATTGAACAACCAAATCCACAAAAGGTGTTCAACTATCTACTACAAGCCGTAGAAACGGAACTGAATGTGGATATATTGGTTAAGATGATGGATTACATTAGGGGAACACAAATATCGTTTTCTCTATACACTTATGATTCATTCCTATTTGATATTCCTACTGATGTGGATAAGAGTGTATTATCGGATTTAAAAGGAATTATTGAAGGAAGTGGATTTCCCGTAAAAGGTTCAATGGGAACGGATTATTCTATTCTATGATATTTATAGTATATACAAAAAAATATATACTATATGAAAAAATTTGGCATCCTTTTAATTCTTTTGTTCGTTTCGGTTTTTACATTTGGACAAGATGTAAGGATTAAAAACGGAGTATTTGAAGTTCTTTATTCTCAATCATTGGAGCAACCTTTAGTAATTAAGTATCGTTCCCTAAACAGGCCTACAAAAGTGAATAGAGGAGCAATGGATTTTTATAAAGAACCAAATATTAAAACATCGGATGCGGATGATTATAAATCAAACATATATGATAAAGGACATGGGGCTCCTGCAGCAACATTCTCTGATAATATGGTAAATCTTAAACAAACATTTTCATATCTAAATTGTATAATGCAAGACCAATACCTTAATAGAGGTGAGTGGAGATTATTAGAAGAGCAAATTCGTAAATGGGATGATGTAGAACCAATCACTGTTTTAATAAAAACATTCTTTGATACCCCTGTAAAAAGAGTTCCAACCGGAGCAGCAATTCCATCATATCTACAAAAACATATCTATTTTGAAAAAAGTAAAAAATGGAGATGTTTTGTATTTCTAAATCAAAAACCAAAATTTCATTGGGATGAATTGGAAATGCTATGTGAAGCGGGAGACCACAAATTTTAATTTATATGAACAAACAAGCCCTAATAGAAGAATTAATTGATGATTTGTGTTTACTATCAAATGATGGTTTACCTGATATGAAATCATCCGAAGCACTTTCATACATTTCTGAATTCTTTACCTCAAAAGGTATGGGTGAAGTGGGTATGAATTTGATTCAAAATCTAACGGAATCAGACCAATTCCAAAATCCAGCTCTTAACAAAGTAATCCAATATAAGACTGTGAATGGTGAAGATGCTGAAGGTAAGGTTGGCAATCTATTAAGGAGACCTAAAGAAGAAGATGCTCATCAAAAAGCTCTAAAGGCTTTGGGTGGTGAAGGAAGTGATACATACAAAAAAGCGATGGATGATTTGGGCGGAGAGAATCAACCTGAAAGAGATATCGAAAAAGAAAAAGAAAAGAAGGAAGAGCCAGCTGGTGAAGCCCCTGCTAAAGAAGAACCACCAAAACCATCTGCGTTTGACCCAAATACTTCGGGTGGAAGAGATTATTTAGAAGGATTGCCTGATAATGATCCTGCTAAGCCGGATTCTATGAAATCGGATTCTGAAAAAACTTTAAGTGCGGGTGGAGTTGTGTATTCAGTAGGTGGTGGGTATTATGCAGATTCGCCGGGCGGAGAACCAAAATATAAAGAACCTACAGATGAGAGTATTGATAAAAATGATTTTAAATATATTTTAGAAGGTGAAGATGAAGGTAAGGAAGTTGTTAAAAAAGTGGCAGATAACGATGGTGAAACTAAAACTTTAGTTGTGGTTGGTGATGCTGAGAAAGAGAAATTATCTAAAACCAAAAAAGTAAAAAAGAAAAAACTATCAATTGAACAAAAAAATAAACTTAAAGAAAAGTTTTCTAAAAAAAGTGAGATAACTGAAAATATGGTATCTGATTCAGGCAGAACATTACCAAATGGAACAAGAGTTAGAGATATTTTAGATGAGAGTGGTAATCCAATAGAAGTAAATACTCCGGAAGGTAGAAAAAAGGCTGCCGAAGTTATAAGAACCCGATTGAATGGATTGCAATCTAAAATTACAGAAGCCATTGATAATTTTGGTGAAACAGTAGAAGTTAAAAAGTGGTTAGGTGAAGTTGGTGAAATGAGTGCTCTTGCTCAAATTTTAGAGCAGGATGTTGAGGCTTACCTATTAACCGATTCAGAAAGAAAAAATGATATTGTATTTGTTAAATCTAATGGTGAAGAGGGGGCTTTGGATACCGGATTCCTTTCCGTAAAAACAACATTAGAAGGTGAACAAGTTAATAAATTGGGAG